CGTTGGGGGTTTCATGACCTTAACTCTCATATTCGTGAAGAGGAACTAGACTTTACCTTTCACTCACACTCTGCACTTGGTGGCTGTTGCGAAGCGCACCCACCTGACACGCCAATTTTTCCTGAAGTGTTCTCCTTTGAAAAGTTAATGCGGTTGAAGCGTCGCTTCGGTTCTTACAACTTTAGTTGTCAGTTCTTGAACAATCCTATCTCTCCTGAAGATGCGGACTTTAAGTCTGAGTGGCTTCGCTACTACTCGTTCGAACGCGCTGACGATGGTGGTGTTCGTATTCAACAGGAGTCGCACGATGGACTTCATTACAAACCATTTCCTTACCATCATCTACAAGTAGCCATGTCTGTTGACCCCGCTCACTCTGGTAACAGTGGTGCTGGTCGTGCTCGTCATGCGATCGTGGTTTGGGGGCAGTTAGACGATGATTACTTCTTACTCGAAGCATGGGCACAACAGTGCGCGCTCGGGACGTTCGTTAACAAAATCTATGAAGTAGCAAAGAAATGGCGACTTCGTAAGTTCGGTGTTGAGACGGTCGCGGGCCAGGTTTACCTCAAGTTTCACCTAGATACGAAGAATGCTCAAGAGAATAATTACTTGAAGGTCATTTCGTTGAAAGGTGAAGTCGAGGGGCCTGATGGAACTATGACGAGAAAGAAGGAGTGGAGAATTCGCAATGTACTCTCTCCATTATTCGAGTTCGGCCACGTGTACGTGCAGCGAAAACACCAAGACTTTATTGGGGAGTTCAACACCTTTCCTAGAGGAAAATTTGTGGATTTACTGGACGCATCTGCGTATATTCCGCAGATGCTTCGTCATTCTAGTTCTCGTACGCAAGGCGCACTCATGCTCGCAGCGAACCAACAGCGAGCAAGACTTGTGAATACTCCGTACTCGGATTCGAGTATACTAAGGATAAACTAAATGGCTGAAGCTGATAAGAAACCAGGACGTCCAGGTAAGTTGCGTTATCGAAAAGAGAAGAATCCGGGCGTGGACGCCCGCGATCAACGTGATCCGAACCACGGTGAGACACCCCAAAAGCCAGCGCCCGGTCTCCGCGAAATTCGTGGTATCGGACGTGATAGTACTCTGTGTCACTCTGAATCACCACACGACGAGAGTGTGGAACACGAGGATTAGTATGGCACAAAATAAAAAACACGCGTTTCCGAAGATTCCTCATAAGACTAGTGTGCGTGACCTAGTTAGTATACGCGAAGCGAGGAAGCTTCAGGATTTGCTTCCGTCGAAGCGACGTGATCGACTTGCGAAGATTTACGGTTATCGTGCGTGAGGTGTGTTTATGTTACACAAAGCTTAACAAAATGCCTACACATGAAATGATCGACCTTGGAATGCGAGTGGTAGTTATCTGCTCGTTAATCCACACGTTCGCCCCACCTTGGGATGCTGAAGCGTTGCGACCGTATCCGAAGTTAAAAGATGGTTATCGACTTTTTATTTATCTTGTAGGCTATGTTGCATTAAACGCGCGTAGTACTATCTACAAGAGCATTTCTGTACAGAACCCGGAAAGTCCGAACGCGAACGTTAAAACGCTAAACGGAGGTAAGTAGAATGTGGAAACATATCTTTGCGTTAATTGCTGCTCCTCTTACGGTGACACTCGGTGCGTGGGGATCGAATACGATGGCTGGTACTCACATTCCGTTTACCGCAGGTACGATTTTCATTCCTGCGATTCCGGTGTGGATTAACTCGTTGCTTCATTTGTATCAGACGCCGCCGGTTAACCCTCTAGCGAAGTAGTTAACGGAGACAAGCTTGCTTCAACCGACTAAAGTCGAGTTCACTGGAGATGCTCTTTTAGAAGTAAAAGGGTATCTCCACGAACGTATTCAAGCACTCACAGACGGGTCTCGTCAATTATTCCAGACGAAGTTACCCGAGTGGAGGCGTTTGTATGAAGCGCGTCCTCTTGAACGTAATCGACAGTTTCCGTTTGAGAACGCTTCTAATCTTGTTGTACCTATTATTGGTATTCACTGTGATACTCTTCACGCTCGTATTATGGCGTCACTGTGGAAAACGAAGCCGCTCTTCTACAGTAAGCTTTACGGCGTGTACGACAAAGACATGGACCCCGTGCGTCAAGCGTGGGAGGATTATCTTGTTTACGAAGCCACTGAACCCGAGGAGCTTAATCTTTACGAGACAGAGTCTGAATGGGTTTCCGAGATAGTTCGATACGGAACGTCGACCTTGAAGGTTGTTAACACTCAGAGGTATGAAGACTACTTCCAACCTGCTGGTGACGGGTCTACGGTCAAAGACGGGAACTTCTTTCGTCGAACGATCTACGATGGTCCGTGTCCGCAAAAGCTTGCTTATCAAGATTTTTTGATTCCTGAGAACATCGCGCATTGGCAGGAAGCTGATATTAAAATACATGTTGCGCGTCTAACGTATCATGATCTAATGCTACGTAAACAGTACGGTGTCTTTGACGAAGAGGCATTCAAGGTCATTGCAGGACAACCTGATCGTTATTCTCCTGGTTACGTAGTGAAACAACGTCAGGAAGACGCTGACGCAAAAACGAGTTCACAAGGTTATCGAGAGTGGGATATTCATGAGTGTTGGTTTTCATGGAGGACGAATAGTGGTAACTTCACACCCAAAATTATCGTCTGGTACCACTTCAAAAGCAATACTGTTGGACGGGCTGTCTATGACTTTTACCCCGACCAACCATTTGTTATGGGACGTTTACTGTATCGAGACGATTCAGTACGTGGGTATGGTCTATGTGAGACTCTCGGCCAATTTCAGGAAGAACTATCCGTTATCCACAACCAGCGTCGGGATAATCAGACTGTAGCGAACACGAAAGTGTGGAGAGTCGACCCGAACTCGAAGCTCCACGAGGGTTACAAAGTATACCCAGGTGCAATGCTCCCCGCTGACGTCGGTGAGATTGAACCGCTTACGCAAGGTGAGGTTTCTCAATTATCTGTGGAAGAAGAGAAACTTTCTATGGACCTCGCGGAACGCCGTTCTGGAGTAAGCCCACCGATGCAAGGTATGGGTGCTGGTGCTGCACAAGGAAAGCGAGGTGTCTACAGTGCTGCGGGGACCTTATCGTTGTTGCAGGAAGGGAACAGACGTACTGATAGTACCATCGCTGACATACGATATGCTCACGCTCGGCTTGGGCAAATCCTTTCCAGACAGTATGCGTTCCTCGGCCTCGATAGCAAAAAACTTGCGTTCTTTGGTCAACAAGCTGAACTTATCCGAGAAGCAGCGGGGTACGTCAAGTCTGGAAAGCTTGGACTTACCGTTAACGCGTCCAGTGCGAGCGTTAACAAAGAGATTGAGAAGCAGAATGACTTGATGTTAACACAGATTATTAACAAACACTACCAGTCAATCGGTCAACTAATCCAGTCGATACAAAGCGTGCAAAGCAGTCCCGCTGTCGTTGACTACTTCAAACACGTTATCGACGCCTCGAACAAGTTAATGCGCGGCATTCTGCGTAACTTCGACCGAGACGACAGTGAAATCCTAATACCGGAGGTAAACCTAGATGCCGGAAAGCAACAGCCCACCACTGGCGGGAACCGCCCTTCTATTGTCCCATCGATACAAAATCCTGCGGCTATTGGAGTCGGAGGAGGGCAAGGACCTACTGGAATGGCTCAAGGGTTGGCAGGTTTCGGCGTACCAGAGGGTGCGAAAGGGGCGTGAGTTAGTTGAAATTCACCAAGCTCAGGGTGAGTTGAATGTACTAGAGCGCATCCTTGGGCTTGAAGAAGAACTAAAGAAGTACGGACAACGCAAACTCGCGGCTGATGTTGAAGCAAACGAACGTCAACGAGTACAACAAGGAGGCTAGTATGGGATGGGGTAATAGAAAAGATGAGGATTTACCGGAGTCGCTTAAAGGTAAGACACCGGAGCAGATTGCGTTCGAGTTGGAGGAAGCAAAGAAGTTGAAAGAACGTCTCGACAAACAAGAAGCAAAAGACGCAGAACGTGACACGATGTTTCAAAGCTTTGCTACGTCGCAACAGACGCTTGTAGATACGTTAAAGGCAGTGAACGAGCGTGTTCCAGCTGTGGTGAAGCCAGTTGTGAATAACGACCAACACGAGCCAGCGAGCTTTATCACTGACCCTGATCTTGCGTTCAATGAACGAGTTGGCCCACTCGCTGCAATCACGATGCAAACGGCAGCGATCACTGCAAAGCAGGAAGCACAACGTGCGTTCTTTCGAAAGCAAGCTACGGAGAAGAATAACATTGACGGAACTTTGTTTGAGCGTTTCGAGAGTGAGATACTCGAAATGGCGAAGAACTGCACACCAGCACAGCTTGCTAACCCCATGACGTGGGCGCATTTGTACTTCAACGTCAAGGGACGACACGCCGATGAGATCGTGGCGAACCCAAAGTCGTTCTTCACGGAAGACGCAAAGCGTTCTCCTACGGACGGTGGTGGTAATAACGAAGAACAACCGACGGATCAAGAGAAGTCGATTGCATCGAAGATGGGTGTGCCGATTGAAAACTACATGAAGCATAAGAAATCGTCAACAGCGATGCCTTTCTAGTAG